GGGTTTTCTGTGACGAGATCACCTTCGCGGCGCTGCCGGCGCCGCCCGACAACGATGCGTGCGCGGACGCGCTCGCCTTCACGCTGCCGACCGACGCCCCCTACGTCTCGCCAGATCTCGACACGACGCAGTCGGCCGACACCGCGCGCGGCGTCTGGTTCGCCGTCACGCCGCCCCAGGCCGGCGAGGTGTTCATTCACACACTCGGGTCGACCTACGACTGCGACATTGATGTCTTCAAGAACGGGTGCGGCACGCTGACGCCGGCCAACTACGGGACGCGCACGGGGATGGTCGGCAACCGCGGGACGTCGCTTTGTGTGCTCGACGCGCTCGTGGAGCCCTACCTGATTCGCGTGCGGAGCAACGCGACGACCGCGTGCGCGACCAACTCTGGCGGACTCTTACGGCTGACGGTGACCTATCGCGGCGTGGCGGCCGAGGATGACGTTCTGATCCCGTCCGACGGGATGGTGTCGCTGTTCCACCAGGGTGTGCTGGTGAACTGCAATCCCGCCGTCGGGCAGACGGCGATCGGCCTCGCGGTCGACTACTCGGGCGACCCGATGACCAACCACGGCGGGAGCGCCGGCGGTGACCCGCACACCCGCGAGCGTGTCCTGATCGCGCTCTTCAACGGGAGCAACGCGGCTGAAGTCCTTGACCTGCCCACCTTGAGCTACACGCGCACCGGGGCGACGGATATCGACCTCATCCAAGACCCCTGGGACGAGCAGGTGCCCTATCCGTCGAGCGTCGACGCCGGGATCACGTCGCTCCATCTCAATCGGACGACAGGCAAGGTGACCGCGCTGTGGCACGGCAACGGGTTCCTCTATGTCGCCGGCGAAGGGCAGAACCGCCCGGCGTTCCTGGATTCCCCGCCCAGCATCGCGGCGCTCATTCACGCGAAGACGCACGACGCGACCCTGGGCGACAACGACGCGGGCGCGCCCTATACCGCGCAATACGACGCGCTCGAGCTGCCGGCCGGCGCCATCACCGCGCTGCAGGGGGACATCGACCCCGTCACGAACGTGCTCTATTACACGCCGACGAGCGTCGAGTGGAGTGTCGACAACGGGGTCGCCCTGCAGACCACGATCAAACGCTTCAACCTCACGACGCGGGCACAGCTCCCCGACTTCTGCACGTTCGTCCCGCTCGGGGGTGGGGCGTCCGGTCTGTGCCTCCTGGGCGACGGCGGGATCCTGCTCTGTAACGGGCCTGTGGTGCAGCGGTACAACAACGCCGGCACACTGGTCGGCACGTTTACGTCCACCCACCCGGACCCGAACGTCGCCGACGGGAACAAGCAATGCACCGACGTGCGGATCACGGCCGACGGGCTCCACGCCATCGCGCTCGACGTCTGGACGATGGTGCTCTACAAGTTCGACCTAGCGACGATGTCCCAGGTCGCCGCCTGGGAAACCTTCCTCCAATCCGCGCGGACCTATCAGTTCGCGCTCTATCAGCCGAACACGCTGACCCCGCCGATTCCGCCGCCGAGCCTGTGCGTGCTCGAGTTGCCGTCGACGCAGTGTTGGGGCGACGACGAGCTCTCCGCGCAGTGCACCGACACGCCGACCACGCCGGACGCTGCGGCCTGGGGTGAGGACCAGGCGCCGGCGACGCAGAGCCTGGAGTCGCAGCCGACCGTCCCGCCGGCGGGCGCGTGCTGGTTTGGGCCCTTCTCTGTTGACGTGCTTCGCACCGGTTTGAACGAGGACTAGCCGATGACTGTCGTCCAACTCTCCAATATCGCGCTCGGGCACCTGGGGATCTCGCAGCAGATCACGGCGGTCGACGACGGGAGCCTCGAAGCGAACGTGATCGGGCCGGTCTACGATCATGTCCTGCGCCGGTGTCTCCGGTCGCATCCGTGGGCCTTCGCCACGAAATACGCGGACTTGTCCCTCGTGCGGGGGCCGTTCTGGGACACCGACGCGAGCGTGCTCATCCTCGTCCAGGCCTGGGATGCGGCCTATACGTACCGCATCGGCGACGTCGTGCGGGACGCGAGCGTCAACTACTACTGCATCCTCGCGCATACGAACCAGCAGCCGCCGAACGCCACGCACTGGTCGACGGCCGCCGCCGACGCGCCGGCCTATGCAAACGGCGACTGGACGTACGCCTACCGCTGGCCGAGCGACTGTCTCTACGCGCGGCGGATTGTCGATGACCGCGTCGGGCGGTCGGACCACGATCCGGCGATTCCGCATCGCCGCGGCCGCGATGAGAACGGGCTCCTCATCTACACCAAGCGCGAAGCCGCGGTGCTCGAATACACGATGATCGACTGCGAGGACCTCTGGACCGACGATCTCTTCCTCGCGTTCTTCACGTCGAGCCTGGCCGCCGAGATCGCGCCGGCGCTCGACCGCGCGCAGAAGACCAAAGCGGAAGCGCTGCAGATCGCCCACGTGTGGTTCATGCGGGCCACGGCCGCCGATATGAACGAAGGCCAACAGGAGCCGCAAGACAACGTCCCGGATTGGATTCGGCACCGCTGAGATGCCCCTCAACCGCCTCGTTCAACGGGCCTTCAGTGATGGCGAGATTGCGCCGTCGCTGTCGGCGCGCGCCGACCTCGAGCTCTACGGCCGGGCCCTCCGGACGTGCCGAAACTTCCTCGTCCAGCGCGCCGGCGGCGTCGCCAATCGCTCGGGGACGCAGTTCGTCGCCGAAGTGAAGGACTCGACCAGCCCGACCTGGCTCCTGAAGTTCGTCTACAACGCCACGCAAACCTATGTCATGGAAGTCGGGAGCGGCTATCTGCGGTTCCATCGCGACGGCGCGCCGATCACCGTCTCGTCGGTGTCGGCCTGGTCGAACGCGACGGCGTACGTGGTCGGGGATCTGGTCGTCGAGAGCAGCGTCCACTACTACTGCATCCTCGCGCATACGAACCAGCAACCGCCCAACGCGACGTACTGGTATCCGTTGACGGGCGCGATCTTTGAGCTCCCCACGCCCTTCACCGACAACGTGCACTTGGTCCGTGCGGTGCAGGATGAGAACGTCGTCACGCTCACGCACCAGGACTACCCGCCCCAGGAGCTCACGCGCACCGGTGACACGACCTGGACCCTGACGCCGGTGGTGACCGCCCCGGCGATCGCCGCCCCGGCGAATCCCGCGGCCACGCCGGGCGCCGCCGGCGCGATGAATCCGGTCTATGTCATCACCGCCGTCGCCGCCGAGACGCTCGAGGAATCGCTCGCCTCCGCCGGGGCGACGTGTGCCAGCGCCGCGGAGCCCACCGATGCGGCGCCGAACGAGATCACCTGGGACGCCGTGTCGGGCGCCGTCGAGTATCGGATCTTCAAAGATCCGCTCGGCAACGGCACGTTTGGGTATCTGGCCACCGCGACCGGTGTGACGACGTTCTACGACGGCGGCTTCGCGCCAGACTTCGCGATCACCCCACCCCAAGCGCGCGTGCTGTTCAATGCCACGAATCAGTACCCGCACACGGCGGCGTACTACCAACAGCGCCGGCTGTTCGCCAACTCGCACGCGGCCGTCTCGACCTGTTGGGCGTCCCGGACGGGGCTGCCGTCGAACTTCTCGATTCGATCCCCGCTGCAAGACGATGACGCGGTGACCTTCACGCTCAAGGGGAAACAGGTCCAGGGGATTCAGCATCTCGTCGGGCTGAAACGGTTGCTCCTGCTGACCGACGGGGGCGAGTGGATCGTGCGGGGCGATGAATCCGGCGTCCTGACGCCCAGCTCGATCCATCCGGATCAGGACGGCTTCTCCGGCGCGGGGGCCGCGCCGGTCCCCGTCGTGTTGGGCTCGACCGTGATCTTCGTGCAGTACCTCTCGCGGGTCGTCCGGAGCCTGCGCTTTAACCAGACCTTCGACGGGTTCGTGTCAAACGATCTCACGATCTTCGCCCGGCACCTGTTCAAGAACACCGTGGTCCGGCTCGACGTGGCCGATATCCCGTACTCGATCGTCTGGGGGGTGCGCGACGATGGCGTGCTCCTAGGGCTGACGTATCTGCCGGAGATTGACAGCTACGGCTGGCATCGCCACGACACCGGCGCGAGTGGGCTCTTCGAAGACGTCTGTGTCGTGCCGGAGAACAATGCCCACGCCGTCTACGTGCTCGTGCGGCGCACGATTGACGGGCAGTCCGTCCGCTACATCGAACGCTTTGCGCCGCGGGAAGTGCCGACGGCGGCCACCCTCGAGGACCAGATTTTTCTCGACGCGAGCGCGACCTACGATGGGGCCGCGACGACGGCGATTGCGGGGCTCGACCATCTCGAGGGCGAGACGGTCTATGCCTGGGCCGATGCGGCGACGCAAGGGCCGTTTACAGTCAGCGGGGGCGCGATCACGCTCTCGACCGCGGCGTCCGTCGTCCAGGTGGGCCTACGCATCACGGCCGAGCTCGAGACGCTCGAGCTTGACGTGGCCGGCTCGTCGGTGCGTGGGAAGCGCAAGCGGGTGCAGGGCGTGACCGCCATCGTCGAGAGCTCCGTCGGCGGGTTCTTTGCCGGACCCGATGCAGACCATCTCTTCCTGCAGCGCCGGGCGAGCTGGCAGCCGGCGAGCGGGCTGGTCACCGGGCAGTTTGAGGCCAACCTCAGCTCCGCATTCAACGATCACGGGCGGGTGGTGATTCGCCACACCGACCCGTCGCCGTTGGCGATTCTCGGGCTGATACCGCTCTTCGAGGTAGGAGGGTAACGACATGGCGCTCGGAACGACGTTGGCACTGATCGGCTTGGGCGTGTCGGTGTACGGGCAACTGCGTGCGGGACAGGCCGCAAAGGCGGTCGGGGAGAGCCAGGCGGCCCGCGAGGAGTTCAACGCGGAGGAAGCCGAGCGACAGGCCGCGGATGCGCTCGCCCGCGGGCACGAGGAGGAGTCGCGCTTCCGTAGCCAGGTGCGCGTCCTGATCGGCTCGCAACGCGTCGGGTTCGCCGGCCAGAACGTCGACGTGCACAGCGGGAGCGCCGCGGAGGTGCAGGCCGATGCGCGCCGGCTCGGCGACCTCGACGCGCTGCAGATCCGGAACAACGCCGCCCGGGAAGCCCGCGGATTCGAAGCGGAGGCCACCGACCGCCGACTCGGCGCGGACGTCGCCCGGCGGGGGGGCGGCGCGGCGGCCAGTGCCGCGCGGTGGGGCGCGGCCACGACGGCCTTGAGCGGCACGAGCTCGCTGCTCATGAACCGCTACGGGTGGGACCGTACGT